ACTGTTTCAAAATCAAAATCATTTTGTTTTGGAGATACATTTGCTAGATTAGTAACTGATGTGTTAAATTTTTGTAAGTTAGCTTTTACACGTATCTCTCTTCTAGAAGGTGATATTTCTTCAATACGAATCTTACCAGGATCTTCAATAACTTCAGTTTCAGGATTTATACTATATATATAATTTCTATATAAACAAACACGGATATCATATTGACCATTTGCAAGTCCTAACTTATCACGTATTATTTTAAGTACATTAACACTAATATTAGAATTTTTAATATTAATACTATCATCTACTGTATTTATTACTGCAGAAGATATTCTTTTATTATTACTAAAAGCTTCTATTAAAACATAATCAGTATTATTATTTATTGAACCTCTTTGAAGAGGAACATAATCTATTTCATTATGTATATCATTATTAAATAATACAACAGTATTATCATCAATAAATGCAACCGGATCAGGTTCTTCGTTATCTTCCTTGAAATTAACACCCGGTGAAGTATATTTTGCAGCTTTAAAATCTACAGGAATGTTTGGGGTAGGTGATCCACCATATGTATTTTTAGCTTTAGCCATTATCGTTTTTCATCCCTACTACCTATTGTTATTGTTCCTAAATCTACTGTACCATCAATCGATGTATCTAAATCAATATCAAACTTATGATCTATATACCAAACTCGTCTTTTACGTTTGAAACCTTTAGAGAAGTTAAAATCAGTGTATATTTCTAAGCTACCTGGTCCAGGTGGTTTATCAAAATAAAATACTTTATTATATTTATCTTTTTCTATATCATTTCCATCACCTATATTTATAACATTACCATTAATGTCTTCTAACTTTTCAATAAAATTTATACCATCGATTTTGATATCTGGTCTTCTATCATTAAAGTTTCGTCGTACATTTTTACCATTTCCGTAATTATTAAAGTGCACTTGAAATTTGACACGACGAGGTTCATAACGTGGGTCTTCTTGGAATATAGCTTTACCTTTACCTTCATCTATTAACGGATCATATTGAAAATATCCTTGATAAGAACTACCGAACCCTTCTACTTCTCCTTCTGTGTCTGAATCAACTATTTCGTAAAAAATAGTTTGAGTTGTTGTACCTGCCGCATTATTTATCTCAACGGATAGTGCTTTTCTTACATCAGTTACATCTACGTTAAAGAGCTGTAAATATCTCCCTTTATGAACGCTCTGTCCGTCAATCTTCCACTCAATAGAAGTAGGTGGTACTATAGTATCTGTATCAGGGTCAATATGACTTTGTGGATTATATACATAAAAAAGTGGATTATCTCCAGTAAAAAATTTATATACAGGATTTATTCCATAAACAGCAGGCCACTCATGAGCAGATCTACGAACCCATAAAGCACCTATATCTTTTTCAGGATCTGTTGAACCACCAAAATCTGATAACATACCCCAGTTAGCAACAAATAATGCATTTCTATAAGCTTCTTTTAAAGGAGGCTTGTTAGGTAGATCAGGTGGTGGTGGTAATAATTCATATATAGTATCATCAATATGTTCTTTTAATGAATCATAGTCTATTCCGTATACCTGATTTAAACGCTGTATGTTATTATTAATTTCACCGTTATCAGAGATGATAACTCTATCGTTAACTATAGTAATATCAGAACCAAAACCATCTTCCTGCGTATACGTATCAGGAATTTTAGCTTCAGCTTGATTATTTAAATTATATGATGTTTTAGAAGCCATTATCTTACAACCTCAAACAGAGTATTACAATCAAAGTATTCTTTTTGATTTGTATATTGTCTATGATCAACTCTAACATCTATTTTATATAAACGTTCTGGCAAGAGAGAATTCATCCAAAAGTTAAAATAATTTCCCGAACTATCTAAACTTATTTTAGTATAAGATGTATCAAAAGGAATTATAGTTTCACCAGTTGAGGCATCCACAATAGAATAATATGATGATGATGGTAAATATTTGCTTGTTGATGATACACTAGTAGTTGTATATGTTTTTACAGGATATAATTCTCTACTATTAAGTCTTATTTTTGCTTTTTCAGTTTCCTTATAAGAAGGTTTTAGATTAGTTGTAAATATACCTATATCATCTGAAGTTAGTGCTGATAATGAACCTGTACTAAAACTACTATCATCCCATTTAACATCTAATCTCGGTGGATAAATTGTATGAGTTTCTTTAGAAAAATATTTTAACGAACCATAACGTGTTGCATCTATTTCCTGAGAACCAGATCTTGTAATAATTATTCCATTTTTTAATGTATTAATACTTTGAATATGAGTGCCTGCACCTATCCATGAACCGGTAATTATAGGGGTAATATCAATATTAATATCACCTGAACTATTAGTAAATGTTTGAACTGATGTATATGTTGAACCTGATTCTAAATAAATTGTACCACCTCGTGTCGCCCAACTATCATTAGCAGTCTCTCCTGTTTTGTAATCCCAGCTACACCCTTCTTTAACTATAGGTGAATATGTAGTCTTTCCTAATCCCATCGACCATGATTCTGATAGTGGTGCTACAGCTATTTTATATTCAGCGGGCACCTGCTCTTGAGTAATATTGAAAAGTCTTAAAAATAATTTAGGTTGCTCTCCATCTGAGCCACTAATCTCTCCCGTACCTACAGACGATGATACATCGCTAGTATCAAAATCCATTACTATACGAGAGTTAAATGTATCAGGTGTTTTTGATGATGATACAATTTTAGTAAGTTCTAAAATTTCATCTATTCCTGAATTTAAAGAGCTACTAAACTCATATAATGTTGCATCTTTGGTTGGAAATAAAGAATAAATCATATCTAAAATCCTTAATATGTTACTACTCTACCACGTATATCAGAATCAGGATATTTAATTTCAAATACTGATGGATCTAGTGATGGGTATATTACACCTTTATGAGTTGCAGATTCAAACGAATATCTATTACCGGAGTAACCATTACCTGTATCGTAGTAATTTATTATTTTAACATCAACAACTGATTGTACACCTTCTACGTTTGCAATTTCTAAATATACATCCTTTATTATAATTGGTGAACTAAATGATAGTTTATCAATTTCAAATTTTGTTTTAAGAGCTTGCACGCATTTTAATAATACAGCTTCTGAGTTTGTATTTGCTAATACAGTTATTTCGAAATCAATACCAAAATTTACTATAAAACCATTTTTAATATTAACAGCATCTGTTAATAATCTGTACTGACTTAAATATGTTTTTAAATTTCGCTTTGTTGTTTCATTAACTGCTGTTAAATTTTTATTTTTATCATAACCTAGAACATACATATTTATAGCAAGAGGGTTGCTTACAGGTATATTATCAGATGATAATTGTTCATCAGATGCTATAAAAGCTTTAGTAATATTACCAAACTTACTTGGTAAAGATAAAGCACGTACTATATAATCTTCTTTAGTTACCATTCGATTTTGAGTACTAAAGTGTGCAAGAGCATTATTTTTAATTGAATCAAGAGCTTCAATACTTGTACCACCTGTAGCAGGTAATGGATTGCTTACCTCTAATGATACTTCAGCAGCTTGTTTACTTACTGAATTTAAATTTTTAGTATTATCAAAAGTAATTGTTTTACTAGATACCCTGGTAATAGTTTTACTTGATACATTTGACTCTAATCCATAACCAACAAGATAAGTTACTGTTAATGTTGTATTACTAGGAGATTGACCATAAGTATTTGTATATAAAAAATTTGCTGGATCAAAAGATTGATCAAGATTATTTGCACTTGTGTTTATTTGAGAACCAACATTATCAGGATTTGGTATAATTTCCTCATCTGGGTTACTTGAAATACCAGAACCGAACTGTAGTTCATATTTATCGTCTTGTGTAACTCTTGTTACAAACCTTCTAGATGTTTTACGCAGTTTTAAAATATATGGTGTATTATCTTGGTCAGTATATAATAATGGATCTTGTGCAGCTGCATTTACAGATTCTGCAAAGATTGTATCCTGAGCTAAATAAGGTACTTCTGTCCATGTATTACCATCAGCATCAACAACAGATTCTATACCTATTATGTTTGAATCATTTACTAATACTTTAAGGTATGGTTCAGCATCACCTATTGTAATATTTTTAGTTCGAAGTTCGCCACTAACAGCATTTACACTTTTTTTAAGTAAGTATTTTTCTGGCTGTCCTGTTGTTGTATTAATTTGATAAACAGTAGTTTCAGTTGGACTTGCTGAACTTGAATGAGCAAAATTAACAGGTTCCGTAGTTCTAAATACAATATTATTACTTGTGTTTAGTTGACAACCCTTTTCAAGAGTAAAAGCATAATCATAATCAGGCCGTGAATCTGCTCCTGTATCTGTTGTACTAGGCACTAGTTGAAAGACATCAACTTTAACATTAGATGATGATGCTAATTTAGGTTTATACCCGAATGTTTGTGCTATATTATATATATTTTTCTTCTCTTGTGCATGTTGCAGCATTGTTTCTTTTAATGAATAATCTGTATAATAAGATAATACATCACCTACATAAGATGCCATCTCAATGAACATCATACCGGGTGAAGCTTCATTAAAGTCATTATATGTTTTAGGAAAATAATTTTTTGCAAATTCAACAAGATTATTTCTAAACTCAGAAAAATCTTTATTTATATACTTTACTTCTTTCGTTACTTTACTCATTTTATACCTTTACTGTCATACTTAATATTTTACTAATATCTAACTCTGGTACTTCATAACTAATTAATATATTAGCTAAATTTTTATCAAAGGTAACAGAAACGTCTTTAATAGTAACAAAAGGCATCCACTCGTTTACACTTTCTGAAATCGTCTCAAACGCTAGTTCAGAAACATTATTTTCAATAGCGGGTTCAAATAATAGCCCATATAAACCACTACCGAATGTTGGGTGCATTAGGCGTTCTCCTTTCATAGTCAATACTAAATTTTTAAAATTAGTGTGTATTTGATCTTCTGTTATATAATTTAATTTAAATCCACCAACAGCGGAATTCATAGGGAGCCCAACACCTATCGCTATATCGTCTTTAAAGTCTAATGGATTTATTTTTTTATTGGGCATATGTTACCTACTTAAATCTCTTTACTAATTCTGTATAATCTCTTGTTAGTGCATTCATAATATCAGGTGTTACTTGAGATGGATCCATAGGTGCTCCTGATATATTTTTATCCGGTATAGGATTACTTATAGGATTTTGCATAGCTGCAAATCCAGCTCGAGCATCTTTTGCATCAAATGTTTTTAAAGTTTTATAATCACTATTTTGAACAGTTTCATTTAATATATCATTTAAAGCAGAGTTAGATGTATACTGTTTTTTAGATATATTTTTTGTTTTATTAGTTATTACTTCTTTTTTATTTTCACTTAATAAACTTTGCACTTGATTCGTAACTTCCTCTTTAACAAGTTTACGAATTAGTTGTGCTAATTTTTTACTTTTCATAAATCTCCTTTACTATCATATTATAAATATAAGCAAATTACATTTACTGTTTCATATTATCCAACTTATTTTTAATCTGCTGAACCTGACTCTTCACAGTATTAGCTTCTGTAGATATTTGTTGAAATTGAGGAGCATTAATTGAAGTTGTTGTAGGTGAACCAGGCGCTGCAGAAACATGAGTAGAAGTAGCAGAAAATAGTCCTTGTCTATTTACTTTATCAGCTATTGAACCAACTTGCTCACAAAGTTCAGATAATAAATCTAGAACTGTAGTTATATCTGCTGCCCATTTGTCAGTAGTTATACCAACATCTTTAGCACTTGCAATTATTACGTTATCTAATTTACTAAATAGCGTTACTCGATCACTACCAATCACTATTTGATTGTCAGAATATACATCTGGTTTTATATATGTTTTATTTATATTATTTTTTAATATAATAGGTAGTACTTGACCTGAAGTTAGATATATTGAAGAAAAATCAGTTTCTAAATTTTCTATTTGTGATACACCATTACGTAACGTAATAATAGGAAGTCCTTCATCTGAATTTGTATTCCAAGGTGCGTTAGTATTTCTCCTATTAGAACCGAATCTTAAGCTCTGACCAGATCGACCTTGAAATATTGTATCACCTTCATATATGTTTAAAGCTCTAATAGATGGTGATAATGTAAATTGCTTACCAGTATATAATTCGTTTGTATCTTGTTTAAATACTCTTTTACCACTATTACTCATATGATTTACTAACCCATTATTTGATATAGGTGTTAAATAATACCATTTACTAGATGAGCTATCCTTAAAACAAGTAACACGTTCATTAGGTAGTGGTAGTGATATAAAGTGTGGAGACATAGGCGATGCTACTTCGTTAGAAAAAGTACCATCGTCATTTTTTATTGCTACAATTATATTACCAATACTTTTACTATTTTGTGATAATACTTCAATTACAGAACCTACTGTAGTAATCATAGATATAGGCGTATCTATTACCCTACTTTGATCTCGTTCTAATCTAGATTTAGAACTATATTTTCCCATTTACTGCCACCTTTTCAACTTGTTCCATTAATTCTCTTTTTTCACTCTCTGTGAGTATTAATCCATCTTCGGAACTATTATTTCTACCTTGCGCTTTTTGAACAATAGCTGCCATTTTAATTAAAGCTTCATCATTTTTTACAGCAATTTCCATATAGTCTTTAATTAGAGGTACAATAATTATTGCATCACCAATATTTTTAATCATAGGTTTTAACTCTGTGATTAATATTTGTATCTGCGCTTCTTTTTTCTTGGAATTATTATATATATCTTCTAGTAAATCTTTAAATGATTTACCTTCAAATATTTCTTCTGTTTCTTGACTCATATTTACTCCTTGTTTATATAAATATACAAATAAAAAAAAGCGCTATAAATAGCGCTTTTCCTTTATTGTAATTCAAAAACTACTTCTTCGTAAAGAATGATACTAATAGTACGAGTACTACTAGTCCTACAAATCCACCTTCGCCTAAACGATTGATAAGATTTGTAAGATTAGCTACTACATCCATACCGAATATAGCACCACCAGTTAAGACGCCCCACAGAATTGTTACTGGAATTGCTGCCATAAAAATAGCACCTAGACCACCAAAAAATCCTGTAACATACTTAATTACTGAATCCATAATTATCTCCTTTTATTTAATTGTTGTGGCAATATTGCCTAAAGATAAATCGTGCACTATCTATCTTTATAAATTGAGTATAATCGATTATACTCATCCTTTAATATATTAACAACGCGAGTAATGTATTGTGTTTTTACATCAACCATTTCTCTCACCATAATATACAAAGCTTTTTTATTATATGTTTCTATATTGTGACAATTTGTAAATATCTCTAATAATGCATAAGCTATAGGAATATCTCTTTTATATTTAATAATCGTATCAATATTATCAGTACAATGTGTAATAAAAAGATTAAAAAAATCTTGAGTCTCTGATAATACTTCCTGTCTTACAATTTCATTAACTACACTTCTATTAGTATCAATCTCAAGAACAGGAGCCTTTGCTTTTTTACGATTGTAATGTTTATAATTATTTTGAATTAAATAATTTTTAGCAACAATACTAAAGTAAGAAAAGGCTTTACCTTTATCTTGGGTGTATTTAGGAAGTTTTTCTAATATAAATGCAATTACTTCATATTGAACATCTTGAGTTGGTGCATCAAAATGATAAAACTTATACCTATGAATTAAATTTTCTGTCATTTTAAAAAGCGGATGGTGTATATACTCATTAAATACTTTATTGCGTAATACATTATCTTGTTCTGTATTATAAGCTATTATAGCATCTTCTGTATCTTGTGTAAAATACATTTTATTTTTTCTAGGACGACCGCGCTTTTTTTTCGCACCACCTTCTAATTGCTCTTGAATTTTACGCTGTTCTTCTTCCTTACGCTTTAACTCTAAATTTTTATAAAATTTATTTACAGGAGACATATTACTCACTTTGCCCTCCTCTCATAACCTTATCAGCATCTTCTACAATTTCTAACAATTGCTTAAATACAGTACCTACCTCATCATCTGCTTCAAAATGGCCTCTATCATCTATTTGCCTCATATCTTTTACAACCGAACTAATAGTCTCATATAAAGTAATATTTGTCAATGAAACATCTCGATAAGAATCTTCTACATTCTCTAACTTGCGTAATAAATTCCATATTACAAATAAACATACACAAATCAATATACTTAATATTATTACTGCTATCATTACTTATCTCCAAACAAATCTTTAAATAACTCGGTTGCAGACTCACTAGAATTACTTACTGTTTTAGCGGATGATTTTCGAACCTTGCGTTTAGATTCAATAACAATCGTTTTATCATCACTTTTCCATCTTTCATATTCTATCTGAGATGCCATGTGATCAGCATGATGAAGAATAATAGGTAAATTAATTCTCATTCTCGATTCTGGTCTAAATGCTACAAAATAAGGTTTATTAGCTTCATCATACATACCATCATGTAACTTAATACCCATCATTTCATTTTGAGTAAATTTAATACCAAACTCTTGTAATAATAAAAGTGATCTATCTGGTACTGACATAAAAGGTATCTCAGGATTTATTTCATATATCTTTCCTTGATTCTTTCTATGCCAATCAGAAGGATTAGGTTTATACATCTCTAACTCTTGTGTACCAACTTTACCTAAATCATGATTAAGAGCAGCAAAAATTAATTCTTCACGAGTATAACCCGTGCAATCAGAACCTAATGCTTTCCAGTTTTCATAAACAGCATCAGCGCAAGACATCACACGTAATACATGATCAACATAACCACCAGCAAAACAATTATGGTAATGCTCAAAACTAGACGCAGGCATTAGCATCATTCTATCTTGAAAGAAGTTATACATCTTTGTTAAAGAATCTTTTCTCTCACCTGAAAACTCAACGTTAATAACTTGCATTAAGTTTTGCCAATTATGTGCTATTTCATTCTCGTTTAACATATTATCCTAATAACATTTTTAATTGAGCTGGATCACCTTTTTCATTATCTTTACCAAACTCTTTATTAATACTACCGTTACTGTATCCCATAGCATGTGCTAACCTCTTACATGCAATCTTATACTCTTCTATTGTTAAGTTAGATTCTATTTCAAATACAATACGTGTTGGTTCTTTTATTGTGCGTAATTCATCAGTATTACATCGTTCAAATATAAGTTTATTCATATTACTCCTATCTTATTATACTCTATAATATAAGAAAATAATTTATAACATACAACTTATTTTACAACTCTCTGTAACTTCTTAATCTCAGACGTAATACGTCGTTGATCCTTTTTAAATCTTGCTTTTGATAACTGCTTTTTAAGTTTGTGAATTTTAGATAATGTTTCATTATATAACTGAGCTTTTTGTCCTTTAGACATTTTTGCTTTCTTTACTTTTGGCTTTACTTTTGTAGGGTTAAGAGTTCCTTTCAACTCAGGTTGCTCTATACCTTTATGATATACTGTACCATCTTTATGAACATATTCTTTCATAAATTTCCATCCTCGAGGCTTACCACTCGGTACATATCTAGTTGGTGGTGTAAATGGAAACTGTTTATTATATTCTTCTCTTACGCATATATCACATGTAGTAGCTGTTGTATTTTCTGTTACTTGTACCATTGTACCACAACATCTACATTCCATAAATCTAACACCGTTTCTAACTTCGGTATAATATTCGATTTTTTTCTTCATATATTAATACATATATCATTAATAAAAAATACAGGCAGGTTTTTATTACTTAATTGTAACCGTTTTTGGTAAACATTCCTCACATGTAGGAATTGTTAATGTTAATAACCCATCTTCCATATTGGCTGAAATATTAGTTAAGTCAAATTTAGGACTTATTTTCCAACCCATATCAAAGCTTTTTCTTGTAATGCCCTTGTGAATATATTCACAAGCTTCTACATCTGATGAATTAGATTCAATAGATGGTTTTTTATAAACTACTTTTAGTAAATTACCTTCTGTAGTTATTTTAATATCGTCTTTCTTTAAACCAACACATGCGATATCAAAGCATAAGCATTCCTCACCTAGCTTTATATCTACAGGGTAGTTTGGCTTCTTATCTGCAAATGATTCAAATATAGTGCCTTTTTCAAAAAAGTTTCTGAATAATAGATCCGTCGGAAAGACGCGTTCATTTAAGATTGTTGTCATAATAATCTCCTTAGATGATTTAATTTAATTTTTATTTCCTAAAATAATAATAGTAATAAACCTGCCTGTATTTATTTACTATTTTCGTTTATATTAAATACATAGCTATGTATTGTTACATCGCCATGTTTTTTAATTCTATGCTCCCATGGTATATCAGATGATTTAATAACCCGGTCTTTAAATTTATCTAAAGCTTTAAGATTAGAAGAACTAATTGCAATATATCCCTCTAACATCTCAACTTTAGGACTAGAATAATTTGTGTTAGGTGTTAAAAAATCACTAACTTTATTCTTTGTATTATCTTTTGCAACACCTTTGATAAGATACTCACTAAATTTATCTAACTCAGTAGGTGTTAGTGCACTTAGATAATCTGCAACAGCAGTAGCAGCATTTAAAGCAGTAGGTGAATTTTGAATATTATACTCATCTTCTACAGCATCAAATACTTCTGATAACATATCAGGTTTTATCGCTTTATGAAAATCACTTAATTCAGCTTGTGTAAAATCAAATAATTGTTCATTAAGTTTACCATTAAGTAGGCAAAAAGGTGATATGTTATTACTGCTAGTCATCAATTATAAATATCTATTTCTTTTGTAAAATACTATTTAACCGCTTATGTTTTTTATAAAGTTCGTTTAAATATAATAAATCCTTTTTCTCTATTATACCTGTAGAAGATATCTTCGTTTTAATATTAAACGCATAATTATTATCTCTATGATACTCTAGCCAGTCAAAATTTTTTGTATTTAACTTCTTAACTACCAGTATATTGCTTTCGATTAATTCTGTTATTATATCTACTTTCTTAAATATATCTTCTTTCTGTTGAATATTTGAACCCGGGTTCATAAAAGTATCTATAATAGTACTAACGCTACTTGCTTCTTTAGGATTTCGCTTTGCTAACTCCCTTAGGTTGTCTGCTAGTTCTACTTTTTTTAGCAGGTCGTCTGCTAGATTTGTAAGCTGCTTTTCTTTTTGCTTGTTTTGCATCTTCCTCTAAACCACTAATATAATTCTTTAAATAAGTTCTTTGTACTACGAGATCACCTATCTCTTCTTGCTTCCATAGGTATGTAAAAAAACATCCTATAACTAATCCGAACATAAATAGTCCTACTAATTCCATATATATAATCCTTTTTTATTTTTTACAGATTAATAAAATTAATCGTGTAAACAATTAATAATTGATTTATAATATAATACTTTTTTATCAAAAAATCAACTATTTACACGATTATTTTTATTTAAATATTCCATCCGTTATCTCGTCTACCCATTCTAACACCGGTATTGTGAGTTTGCTTTGCATCCTCTAATACTTCTATTAACCGGTTACACTCTGTAAAGGTCATCTCAACCATTTTACCACCGATTAATAATTTACCTATCACAGGTTGTTTTGCATCACCTACAGGTACGCGATTCCACATATGTTCAAAAGATATAGTATTCCATACCTTACCATACTTTGCAGGGTTAAACTTTGGACGTTCTGAATTCACTGGTCTTTCGACATTTTTTGCTTTGTAAGCCATAATATATAAATTTAATTGATTACTTGTAACTTGTGTAACTTTGCACACTTTTCATACTCTTCATGCTCTATATAATATTCAAGCATTTTCTTAATTAATTTTTGTTGATTATATGTATCGTTTGGAAATATACTATCTACCCCATCACTGATTACTGATTTATACAAATCGTCAATTAACCCAGTTATAAGGTTATTAGTAAATGTTTCAAGTTGCTCTAATGATATTTTCTTTCCGTTTATATACATATTAATTTGGCAATTCTTTAATTATCTCTCTTTCGATTTCACTCCATGGATCTATTTTTACTTCCATGCCTATTTCATTATACATCTCAACTATTATTCCACTAAATAGATCACTATATATTAATGCATCTGCATTACGTAAATGTTCTTTTATACCTTCTATACCTTTATTAGTATAGAGAGATATGATACTTTCTTTAGTAATATAACGTTTATTAAATCCCATAACTACTTCCTATTATAAATATATAACTACTACTCTTTTGGAGTAGTAGCATATGTAGCATTATTTTTATTATAGTTATTTGTAAAGCCAATCATCTCATGCTCTATAGCAGGAACCATACCTGCATCAAATAACTCAGAATATAGCTCATGCATTCTCCAATTTTCAGCATGCTCTACCTCTCTTTTAATCTCATTATGTACATCTAGCACAGTAAAACCTGAACCAAAACTAGAATAGCAAATAGCTCTCTGAAATTTTTCATACGTAAAGTCGTTAAACTTTTCATCTTTATACACACTCCAGTCTGTTTGACTTATATCACTACGCTCTCTATCCATAATACTATTCCATATATCTGTAGCAACATTAAGAATATTAATATGCATAATATTAGCAACATGATTGTTATGATCGTACATTTGTTTAGAGTGAGGTTTTGTAATTTCGATTCCGTATTCGAAGGTTGGAGATTTTTTAGCTCTTGCCATAATTAGTTATTTATCAATTGTTATTTCTTATTTACTTCATAAATATACGAACTATATTTCGGGGAGGCAACTGTTTACACAATTATTTTTATATTTATTTTTAGGAGGGTGGTTAATGCGATGGTTGTTTATTTTCTTGTATACTGTGATGTGTAGTGCTCAAACAACTACACAAACTCCTCCTGACATTTCGAATCCTAATAATGTTCAATATGCTTTATCTCAAGTTCAAACATTTGCATTTAGTACTGACAAACAATTACATATGGCAGGATGTTTTATGATATCATCTATGACTACTTCGTATGTATATAATAGAACAGCTAACAAGCGTAAATCTATCCTTATAGGTTTTGGAGCTGGTATGGCTGCAGGTATAATAAAAGAGGTTGTCGATCTACGATACGGCCATTCAGATTGGAACGATCTATTAGCTGATAGTATAGGCTCAAGTTTAGGAGCTATATCTATAACATTTACTTTCTAAACTGTTCCAGCAACGAACGCTACAATCATGATCGCTATATATAAAAAGGTAGATAACTCTACACCATCCTTTACTATAGGTCTAGATTGATAATATTTAAAATTGTCTGCTTCTTTCATGTATATAAATATATATTATATAGCCGACCCAGTTTAAGTGAAGTTTAAGAAATCTCTAATCCTAGATTAAATATCATAAACCTAAAATAACCTCTTTCAGCTATTAACTCTAACAACGTAAAAGTACCTAAACGGAGTGTAATCTCATAACGCTCTTTCTTATTACTGGTTCTAAATCCATTAATCCAATTCATAATCTATCCTTTAAATATTTGCTTCTTACCGCCATGATATGTATATGCATGACCTTCCGCTTTAAGTGTTTCATTTATATTATATTGGTTACCTTCTGAATCTTCTATAAAGATCTCTCCTAGTACTCTACCGTATTTACCAACGCCATGTGACTTAAGACGGAAGTAACCTGACTTAGAACTTACCTTCTCTAATAATTCTTGATTACGATATTTAGCAGCCATTCCTTTTGCTTTCTCATCTAGATCTCTTGTTCGTGATTCCCATGTATCAATTCCCATATACCGTATACGCTTCTTGATCCATATATCGAACCCGACATCTATTAATGCATCGATAGTATCACCATCTACTACTCGTTCTAATTTACCTCTATAAACATATTTATCCATTGAGTCTCCTCTTTACTTTTTCCCAATAACGTTTCGTACTTAACTTCTGTAACCCTTTGGGACCACCATTCCAACAACGTGCTTTTTCTTCAGGTGTAGTTAAATTATAATGCTTACAATAAATATCAAACATCTCAATAGATAGCTGTCTATTCCACCTATCTTTATATCTATATCTTCTATTAGAGCCATTACGTCGTAATATACGATTAACATCACGAACCATAGTACGACGTATCTGTAAACAGCCTACAGCATCTTCTTTAACTCTATGAGCATTATCTCTTCCACTACTCTCAACAAATATTATAGCTTGAACTAATTGTTCATGCGTTACTGTATCTATAGTAATTGCAGGTAAGTCGATAGGGTCGTTTGGTTTAGGAGCGGGTGCGATTGCGGCCGTAAGCGGCACGAAGAGCGCAGCGAATGCGAAAAGCTTTCTCATAGTTATCGTCTAACGCGGTGTAACGAAGAGCCCCACCCGGTTCGGCCCGAAGCGTCATAGCGCTTCATTTCCGCCGCAGCGGCTTCATCCTTGATAACTTCTACTTGCGAGTAAGTAGTCTTGCCCGTAATCACGGGACGTGCATACCATTTACCGGTGGTAGAACATTGCACGCAGGTACGTGTATTCGGTAATACTAATAATCTTCCTTGCGGTATCTCCGCTTGACATTTACAACATTTCATAATTTGATCTTTTAAGTTAACTTAAAGATAAGAAAAATATCTCAATTATCCAACCCTTTTCGGTGTTTTTTCTTTCGATTATATCGCTTCTTATTCTTGTGAGGTGTGGGTGAACGCATGGCATTGAACCACTCTTGTAAGGTTAGTTCTATTTGTTTCAATCGCTTTTTCATTTTATTTTTTCAATAACTATTTTTTCAACATCGTGGTACTTCATTCGCCCCAAAGCAGTTATTATTACAGTATTCAATTGACGCAGATCTTCCTCACTACTAGCCGGCTTTATTACAGTATCAGTAACCATTGGATCATCACCTCCGCGCCAATGTGTTGGTTTATCAGTTGTTATCTTTACTTTCATTTTTAGTCTTACAATATTCGGCGTATTGTTCCATGCACTTAATTATTTCATCTTCATCTATATATACGGTATCACCATCTTGGGTGACATACTCGCATACTTCTAGAAAGTCTTTTGCTGTTAACGTATTACTCATACCAATGTTATTCCTGTTTGTAGTAATAAATCGTTTAGTATCATTCGTTGACGTAGAAGTTCAAGTGGTCCATATAACTCTAAAACTATCTCATCTATTGAAGCATCTTCAGGTACATCAGAACTATACATCGGAACGATCACTTGCTATATTAATCAATAGTCTACCAGCACCAATCATAGCGAACAACCATGACCATATTATGTTTTCTAAATTATAATGCATTACGGATAATAGGCCTAACAATAGTGGCATCTCTAAGATACCGATCCATCTAATTACTTTTTTCATCATATCAATCTCAATTTATGTTTTAATCGTTTAACGTGTTTACATTCGGTATGCCGGCGGAACTCAGCCGCAGGACATGAACAGTACCATTGATTGGTGTCCATGTGTCTCTCTACCTTATAATAAGGGATACGCCCTGTCTTCTTATTGCGTGTTCCCATTTCTCTATATCGTGCTATCATATTTTTAAAATTAAGATTGAGAGGATCACCATCCGTCAATGGCTCGATGCGCAGTTAGTTTCGTGGGTCCCGCGGTCATGCACTTAAATACCCCTGCAGCACATCTGTCTCTATAACTACCTGGTGTACTCTCTCACGCTCTTTACCCTCTCAATCATTATACCTTAATATAAGAATAATAGTTCGAATAAGCAACTATTTCTTACGTTTTCTTCTTTTTTTCTTTCTATAGTAGAGCTGAGACTTAGATAGCGTAACATGCTCTTCTCTATGACCGGCCTCATACAAGTAATTGGTATCCATATAGAATACTGGACCATGATAAGGTCTGGTAACTAACGGTACAGACAACGAAGCCAAGCCATGCACAAAACTTTCGGGTTGAGTTATTCTACGTTCACCCGCCCAGCATCTAAAAAACTTGGTGGTAGTTCTATACCACTCACCCTTAAGTTTTACTTCCAA